CAGCCCAACCAGAGCAGGTGTGTGATTTTCATGTCCTGGTTTAGGCGTGACACAGACAGATCGAACTCTGCCTCAAAAGCCACAAGGTCAGCAGCAATACCAGTGACCTCTGTAGAAGTACCGTCAAGGAAAGTGATTAGGAGCGTAAAGTTCATGCTCCTGATACTACCCTAATTTAGGAAGTAGCGCGTGTAATCGCACCATCCACAGGCCAGGTAACATCCATTGTTGCCAGGTCTCCCACATTGCTTGCGAAAGGCGTGCTCTGCACAACCAGCGCGTTGAATGAGTAGCTGGGGTTAGTGGCTGATACTGTACCGCTGGTGGGCTTCACAACGATAGCCACAGTGCCACCAAGGTTGCTCCAAATGGTGCTGTCCACAGCGCCTGCAGCAAAGTCCTGGTGGAAGCTGAGGGTAACGCTGGAGTCCTGCAGACCGCCAATGTATCGGCGTGCAGAGTCACCAAAAGCGGTAATCTCAAGCTGTTCTCTGGAGACATCCAAAGTGACTGCAGCGAGGCTGTCACTGAAGTCAGTGCCCCCAATGGTAATGTCAAAATCAGTAGCTGCGAACTTGGCCACTTTTTCTCCTTATTCCGCGTAAACTATGGCAGAAAACTCAGCTGCCAAGTATTGTTGCTCTCCTAATGTTATCGCACCAATGTTAGTCATCTCCTGCAACCTAACATCAAATGCGTTACCGCCCAGAGTCTTATCTGACTGTAGGGCAGCCTTCACGCCACCAGCACCTGTGGAGGCGTAAGCGTTCAATCTGGTTTGTGCAGTGCGCTCAGAAACGCGCCCCACAATTACAGTAATAGTGAAAGTGTAAATAACCAGCCCACCCTGGAAAGCCTGATCGTATTGCACATTGTTTAGCTGTACGACAGCGATAGGTGGGGAAGGGTTGTCAGGGAGCTCGGCGCTAGTCCTCAGCCCACTAATCGTTGCAAGGTTAGTTGCAATCCCATCCCTAATATCTGAGATGCTCACGCGAACGCCATCTTCCGAAAGGGCATCAGTAATTTCTCAATATCCGGATCCACCCGTCCGATTCTCATTACGCCCAAATCTCCAAAGCCCATCACACCAGTAGGACTGTCGTACCGTTTGAACTGTCTCATCGAGAGAATGATGCACGCCTGCTTCACCGCTGTAGGGATAGAAGCCCAACCCCACACACCATTGATCTGAATGGAAGCCTCATTAGCGTTCACATTGCGTGGCTCATAAATGGGGAACAGGTACTCACCAATAGCGCGTACCTGAGTGTAAGGGGTACTGATACCGCCAGCGATACCGTTGAGAGGGTTGAGCTGGTAGTCAGTTGTCTCCCAGGTCACATCAAACACACCGTCACCATCAGAGTCTGTCTTGAGAGTAGTGATGGATTGCAGGTCATCCACATCCACACTGAAAACATCTGTGGGCCTGTAAATGCGTGTCGCTGTCGAGCTGGTAAACACACGCTCACACCAGCCGTCAATCTCGCGTGAGGCAGCCTCAATGCTTATCTCAAGCAGGCTGTCATCCACATTGTCTGTAATCCTGAGCGCTGCTTTCACATCGGAAAGAGTCGCGTACCCATCTGTAATCGCCACTAGAAACCTCCAGCCTCTAGTTTACCGCGCCAGGTGTGCCTGGTTTGTGATGAAAAAAAGTTTTCAAAAAGTTTGTGTTTGGGCTTGCACTTTCTCTGTATACCGGTATACACTCTAAGTATGAGTTACCCCACAACCCCCAGTGCTGGACCTTCCAGCAGAAAGGAGTCCATCATGGACTTGCTACTTCGCACCACCATCATTCACCCAGATCACGGTGTTGTGACTGTCGAGATTGATGACAGTGACATCTTCCCTGGTGTCTACCCTTTGACCCAGTGCTGTAAGGCAGCTGCCTCTGGCATTGCAGACTATGTTGGGTGCAAGGCTTGCTACAAGCCAGTGCCTGACTGGTTTGGTTCTTTCGCTAAGGACCTTGATGGGCTTAGGGCAACATTTGCCTAGAGCTCAGATAAAGAAACCCTCACTCCAGGTGGGGGTTTTTTTATGCCAGATAGTCTTTGAGGAAAGGTAGCCAATAATCGCTCCAGACAGTCTCAGTATCGAACTGCAGGGCAAATGACCTAGCCACGCTAGAAGTCCCTCTATCGGCGTTGTACGCCTCCTCAAGGGCTCTTACGAGGTCAGCGAGGATAGGGATTTGATAGAAAGCCTTTTGGGGTTCATCCCAGAAAGGTTGCCCCTCCACTTTGAATCCATCCTCAGCAACCAGGTCAGCAGTCGCAGCCCAGTTCGATCCGATGACCTTAGTGCCACACGCTTGAGCCTCGATGATGGGAACACCAAAACCTTCCCCATAGGTTGCCATCCACACCACATCAGAGGCTGTGTAGATTGCAGCTAGCTCAGCATCTGTGTAACCCACCCTCAGCTCATCCCTGTTAGCGAAAGTCACATTCTTTGCAGGGACACCACAGGACTGCATGAGATGCACCAGGTGGAAGCCACCCACAACAGGGAGAGTGTCAGCGTGGATATAGAGGTGTGAGTCAGGGTGTGATTTCAGGTGAATCCCAAAGGCCAGGAACAGTTCTGCATAGCCTTTGCGGTGGACAATGCTATTGGCCTTGTTTGCCAGGACAGCAGTGACTAGGAACACATCATCAGGGATACCCATGAACTCCCTGGTGGGAATCCCTCGGAACTTAGGTGTGGGCTTGAAAACATTAGTGTCCACCATGTGAGGCGCGTAAGGTGCATCAAACCCTGCGCTCGCTAACTGCCTCTGACCATGAGGAGCCATAGCAATAGGTGTCACATTGTCGCGCTTCAGAAACTGCTTCACCATAGGAGGCATCGTCACGTGATCGAGAGGGGTCCAGGACACAATAGGTGTCTCAGTCTCTAAGTCTTTATACACCCACACATCGTAAAGAGTGAGGAGGAAGTGAGGCAGGTCTAAATTGTTCTCCCTGTGAGTCTCATGCCACAGATTGATGACATCATCACTGTAAGGTTTCAGCCCTTTAGGGTAGACCGGCACATCACCATACTTAGTGCGATGCTTCCCAATGTAACCCTCAGTGCCATAGTTAGACAGCACCGCCACATCCAAGCCATGCTGTTTCATCTTCTCCACCAGGAGACCAGCTTGCACACCATACCCTGTAGCCAAACCAGGACTATTACTTACTAGGGACACAACCCCTTTGAGTTTCTCCAAAGCCATGCCCCCACAATAGCGGAAACCCCCACCACTCGCGAGGAATGGCAGGGGTTTCTGCTTTAGTAGCTAGATGCTTATGCAAGCTCCAGGTACTTGATGTGAGATGCACCGTTAGCAACACCAGCGCCGAGGCGGTAGGTGAAGCGGTAGCCGGTGATGTCGTTTGCAAAGTAGGCATCCTGAGACACTGCAACCTGCAGGCCAGTGGTGCTCACCTTGACAGAAGGCCAGTGTCCGAAGAACACAGCTTTCTCACCAGTTGCAATGGAAGCCACTGCAGGGTTCTCGTAGACAGGCATACCGAGGATGGTGGAAGGTCCACCGGCAACTACATCGAGGATGTAAGCGCCGTTTCCATCCTTCAGCTTGCGGATAGCACCCAGAGTGGAGCTGTTCACCATGTAACCAGCACCAGGGAGCATACGAGCTGCGCCATCAACCGAGAACTGAAGGTCAATCAGCTCGTCAGTGGTGATTGCGTTGGTGGTTCCAGCGGTAACACCGGATCCTGCAACAGCGGTAACTGCAGCGTGGATGACAGCGTTAGCGCGAGTACCGATAGCGTTACCAGCCTGCTCAGCGATGTTTGCCTCGATGTCGAAGCCTGCATCGGTGATTAGCTCGTTAGCGAGCTTGGTGATGAAGCCCTGCTTGCTCATCTGCAGAAGCAGTGAACCGTAGGTGGGCTCGCTTTCGTCAATCGCAGAACCGGCAGCCTTTTCAGTAGCTGCAGAGTAGGCGGTCATGACGGGGATGCGAAGGTCCTCACCAGAGTCACGCTGGAATACCTCAGAGGTCTCCAGGTACGGTCCAACCAGGCGAGCCAGGTTGTAAACGCGATCCAGGAACGCGACAGGGACAGTGTTTGCAGAGGGAACAAGCGTGGCACGCTGTTCCATCGAGAAGGTGTGGTCACGAACTTCACCCTTAGCCATTGCGCGGAAGATGTCTCCAGCGCCACGAACTTCCTCAACAGGAGCGAAACCGCGAGAAGCCTCGGCAGCCTCAGCCTTGCGAGCCTCATTGCGCTTGGCAACCTCAAGAGCTTCGTCAGCTCTGCGGATGTCAGCCTCAATGCGCTCAATCTTTTCCAACTCAGCTTGGTCGAGCCCACGCTTGTCTGATTCTGCACCGTCAATAACTTCGCGGATTTGCATGGTCAGGTTAGCGCGGATCTCTTCCTGAGTCTTGATGAACTCAGACATGTAGATGTCCTTTCACTAAATGAATGTAAATGGTTTGCACTGTGGCGGTAACGCTCAACAGCTCTCAGCAGCGGTAACGCACAAATCTGATACCTCAATGATACCCCTAGGGGTTTACCTTGCTCCTGGAAAGAGAAAACCCTCAGCAGCCGAAAGGGGAACTACTGAGGGTGAAACTCGCTAACGCTGTTCAACAGCCCCAAGAACGCGAGTCTCTTTTTCTCTCTGCTGGCTTGTACCCCTAGTGGGCTTCACCGGCTTTGGTGTGTCAGCAGGATCCTCATCAAGAGCCACAATCGCCTCAGCAAACTCCCCAGCCATCGCCCTAATAGGGCCAGACACAGGGTTGCCTGCCACACGCAGAATCGTTTGCTCAATCTCAGATTTAGTAGCCATTAGTTCCCCATCAAAAGTTCAAGCTTTTTCTTTTTCAGAGCAAGCATCTCAAGACCCACATCAGGTTGTGCAGGTTCCTCAACAGGTGCAAGTTTATCCAGCACAGTGCTGATGAGATTGCGGTCATCAGAAGTGATGTCCTCACCGTTCTCAATCTTCAGCAAAGCATCAGCGAGTGCATCAGGGTCTACCTCTGCACGCTTAGCAACCTTATCCAGGCCACGCACCGCTGTAGAGCCTGCAGTGGCTGTATACGCAGGAAAACTGACTATTGAGACCTCGTGCAAGGAAATTTTAGTTAGTGTTCTAGTCGAGCCATCAGCACTCCACTCATCTCCACCTCTAGCGACAGTGAAGCCAAAACTCATGGAATCTACAATCCCATCTCTAATCAAGACTGAGGCATCCCTACCTACGCTGGTCTGTGGCAAAGTAGCCTCCACATAGAGTCCACGATCATCTTCAGTCAAGCGCAAATTACCAGCGCGAGTGCTGGCAAGAGGTTGCCCAGAATCATGGTTCCAGAGCAGTTTGATGTCATTACGGTTTCGCAAAGAACCCCTGAAAGCCCCAGGAGCGATACGCTCAATGAAAGGTAAAGGCTGTGAGTCACTGTTGAACACTGCAGCGTACCCAGTGAAAGTCATGCCTTCTTCAGTCTCGCGCACCTCAAACTGTGCCGGATTGACTCTGGTTTCCATCTTGCTCAAAGCTTGCCCCTTAGCTCTACCTTCATTCTCTGCTTCTATTCTACCAATGACCCCATCGGCGTAGTCCATTGCACGCTGTGCAGAGCGCCTAGTGCTGCCACCACCCCACAAAGCGATAGCCACAACACCAGGGCTAGGGAAGTCATCACTGTCAGGAGAGGCTGCAGGTGCATCAAAGTCCACCATGTGCCTTGCAAGGAAAGCGCGGATCCTCACCCACTTATCAGCGGTCACAGAACCATCAGCCATTGCACGCGCTTCACGCACAGTCTGAGGTTGCAACCCATCCCCAGACAAACCCTCCTCATGCCACTGCAAACCGCGCCTAGCGCTCGCACGCATGTAAGCCGGTGGGGTCAAGTCCACCTGCCTGAGCTCGCGGTCCTGCTCCATAGGGAGAGGGTCAATCTTTGTAAGCGTAGAAAACTTGTGCCCCACCAGAACACCAGAGGGCTCCCAATACTCAAACCCATCCTCCTCCTCAGGTCTCCACACCTGAATCAAGGCAGCAGGGTCATCCTCAGTCCCAGCAATCACAAAATCAGAGTCAGGGACCGCAATCTCACCATCACGCTCAATGAGCTCCACAGTGCCCCTAGCCATCCCACCGCTAGAGTCCCACTCCACAAAATCGCCCACCTCGAGCTCATCAGGTTCTGCACGCTCCTCAGAACGCTCACCCTCAAAAGTTGAATCCTCAGAGATAGCAATCGCTACACCCTGATCAATAGCTTCATCCTTAGTGGCATGACAGCCCATAACTTCGCCATCCTCTTTCACAGTGGCCCATTCCCCCACAGCACAGCTGGGGTTGTTCTCCTCAATGTAATAAGGCACTAATCATTCTTCCTAATATCCAAGACACTTGCCACAGTGGCGGTGTGATTAGAAACCGCAAACAGCCGATCATTGGGTCTAAGGTTCATGACAATGCTTTGTTTACCATCCAAGTGCAAACCGTTAGAAGTGGTCACACCCTCACCGCCTAAGAAAAGTATGTGAGCAGCATCCACATTGTTGTTATGAACATGCACCTCGTGAGGCATATTGTCAGCCCCTACGATTTCAACCACAGCCGTTCCCACTGTCACATGTCTATGCACTAAAGGCATTACTGCACCTCATCCTTATACACACTGTCAGGGTTCTCAGGATCCACCTGAGCAACACCCTGCAACTGGACTGAAGGTAGACCAGTGTGAGCGACAGGAGGCAGACCAATCATCTCCATAGCCTCAGCAGGACTGAAACCAGCAAACACTAGGTCACGCACCATCTGCACTTTCTCACGCTGAGCACGCACACCAGACTCAGACAGGTTCACATTAGCGAGAGGCACACGCACCTGAGAGGCAGCCTCCCCATCCTGTGCTGTCAGGTCCTCCCACGATCTGATGTCATTGATGGTGAGGAACCCAGACTGGAGGCCAGTGCTGTAGCTCGAGAAGCGTGCCTGAGTGTCAGCGCGTAGCAAACCATTCATGTTGAACTTGATGAAAGCATCAGCGCCACCAGGGTAACGATCCATGAGAGGTGACATGGCATCCTCAAGCAGGGTCACATAGGGTCGCAAAGTGTGAGTCACAAAAGCAATCATGTTCTGCTCAACACTCGAATAAGTGTTAGTGCCTGGAAGATTGAGCATGTGTGATGGGATACGCCAAATGCGTGCCACATCCTCCACAGCCATTCTGCGAGCCTCAAGTGCCTGAGACTTCTCAGGATCTGCCTGTGTTGCTTTGAAGCTTGCGCCACCGCTTAGAACGCCTGTACGCCCACTCTTACGCCACCCCTTGTGAGCGTTGTCGAAGCTGTTACGCAAACCTTCAGCCTGCTCCTGTGTGAGCGCCCCAGGATACTCAATGACACCCTGCAGGGTTGTTCCAGAGCCAAAGAATGTTGCAGCGTACATTTCCAGGGCTTTAGCGAGCGCCAGGTTCTCTTTCATTGCACCCACGCGAGACACACCGCGAATGTGACCAGGCTTCAGCAAATCAGGGATGTAAACAATCTGCTCAGAGGTCAGAGGCCTATCCTCGCCCTGCACATCGAAAATCAAACGCCCCTGTCCATTGCGCTTCACATCTACAGTGCTGGGGTTGAGCACATTGAGGTTTACAACCTCACCGCGACCATTGCTGAAAACGCGGATGAAAGCGTTGCCGTCAATCAGGAGGCTCACCAGCACGCTCTTATAGAAGGTGCTGTGACCACTGAAGTTCACATCAGGTTGCCCTACCCAGGCTGGTTTAGGTCTGAAAGGTCTACGGTTGCCGTCATCCCTGAAGAAAACATCCACAGGGAGAGTGCCGATGGTGTCAGAGATGAGTGACACAGCTGACCACACTGCTGCGATCTGGTAGGCGTTCTCCTCAGTGACATTAGTGCCAGCTTGACTGCTGAAAACAATGTCATCCCCAGTCTCAAAGATGGTCTGGAAACTGATTGCCCTATCTTCCCAAAGTTTATTGAATACCACTTATCGCCCCAAAGCTAATCCGATTAGAACCATGAAAACGCCACCCACGATGAGCCCCACAGGGAGGCTGATAAGGGTAGCGCCTGCTGTAATTGCCACAGCACCAGTAATCTGAAGAATGTTAGACATCATCACCTATCCGAAAAATTGTGGCACTGGTTCTAGTTTAGCGCCTGTGAGTGCCCT